GACCAAACAATGGAATTCCTAGCGAACTCTACCTTTGATACTCTAAAACTTGTTTGCGATACTCAAGTCGATATTTTAGCAACTCAAACAGGTCAAGTCGCATGCTTGGAAACTACAACTCAAACAGGTGTTGACACCTTACTTGCTGCAGGCGGTGGAGGTCAACCGTATAAAGAATTTGTGATAATGAACGATAATCATTGGTCAGTGCTGAATGGTGGTTGTCATTTAACATGGACTGCACCTGCTAATATCAAATCTATTAAATTCGAAGTGCTAGGTGGTGGAGGCCCAGGCGGATCTGGTGGCGGTCACCATGACATGGGTGCTGGTGGTTGGGGTGGCAACTATGCTGCTAAAACCTTAGAAGAAGGTGTAGATTTCACTGCGGGTACTTCAATTTTTGAATTATGTGCTGCTGGAACTTCAGACTGTTCTTGTTGTGCACATTGTCAACCTTGTCGTACTGGTTGTGACTCATATGTAACTGGACCTGGATTATCTAACTTCTGTGCTACTGGTGGAGAAGGTGGTTGGACTGCATGGGATAAGGTTTCTAGTTGTTACGACTGTTCTATTGGTGCTCAATGTGTCATTGGTGATGTCGTTTCTGGTGGTTGGGGACAATGCCAATCATGTACTCCTGGTTTCTTTGGTGCTGATTATGGTTTCACAGGAACTCCTGGAATGATCCATAAAGCGTATGACTGCTGCTCAGATATAAGTTCTACACGTGGTGGACCAACTGGACCATTCGCTGGTTCTGGTTCTCAAGGACGTGACACAAACCATTGTACTACTACTGGTATGGGTTGTTGTCGTGGACATTCTTATTTCCCAGGTGGTGGAGGTGCCTCTGGTCACTATGCTGGTTCGGATTGTTGTTGGGGTGGATTCGGTGCTGGTGGACTTGTCAAAGTGTCTTACTCATAATATATTAACAGGAAAAAGAAAATGGCGGATATAAGCAAAACAATTACCTATAAAATACCAAACGAAAGATTTGGCACTGATGATTCTGGTGGAAAGACTTCCACGCACACATACGTTGGCCCAGCCAAACTGATGTTGCATATGTGTAAAACAAAGAACATGATTAAGGAAGTTTTTGATTTCGATAATCAGAGTGAACAACCAACTCCTGCGGACTTTTATGAGTTAGAACTAGACTGTGAAGCGTCAGATGATAATTGCATTAGATGTACTCTTGTCGGACCTGCGGGTTATGATACTCCTAAAGTATATGAAGTTGGTGTCGGACCTGCTGATCAACCAAATAGAACAATCAAAGATCCAACTCACATTTCACAAGTTATTGATAAAAATTCAGTTGTTCATGGTTACAATGGCTCCTCATGGGAGAACATGACTTATGAAACTGGACACGCTGGTGATGACTATCCTGATAATTCACACGGTCGTGCTAATTGGGATTGGGACTTCATTAGGGGTAATAGAAATGACTTATTAGTTTCTTCTGATGCTGCGACTTCTGAAGATATGCCTGATGCTATGAAAGCTGAATGGGTTGCATACAGGCAACTATTGAGAGACGTACCTGCCGATTGGGCAGGTGTACCAGTTGATTTAATTGCAATGCCAACGGCACCTGATGAAATCGACACAACTTCAGGTTTTGGAAATGCCGACGTGCCTGTTATTATGATTGCCGACCGAACAGCTGACGATGACGCAATAGTTGCGCAATTACCTAACAACGTTAATTAAGGAAAAATAATGGATATTTTAACACTAGGCAAAATGAACCAAATGGCAAAAGACGTAGATGCTACGTTGGAATACATGGCCAATGCCACATTCGACACGTTACGTGACGTTTGTGTAAAACAAGTAGAAATTGAAGCAACCCAATCAGGACAAGTTACTTGCCTAGATGCTGTCGTTGCCACAGGAGTTAATACTCTTGTTAATTTAGGTGGCGGTGGAAACGGTGTTCATGAATTTATGATTATGAATGATAATCACTGGACAGTGTTGAATGGTGGTTGTTGTCTTGAATGGACTGTTCCAGCAAATGTTAAATCAATTAAATTTGAAGCATTAGGTGGAGGTGGTCCTGGTGGTTCATCTGGTGGTGACCACGAGGTTACAGTAGGTGGTCAAGGTGGTGGTTATAGTGCCAAAACGCTATATGCTGCCGATAATGATTTTGTTGGCGATGGTACAGACATTTATACTTTATGTGCTGGTGGTACTTCAGACTGTTCTTGTTGTTGTCAATGTTGTATGAATCAAAGACAGGGTTGTACATCATACGCAACTGGTCCAGGATTATCTAATTTCTGTGCTATGGGTGGACTTGGTGGTTCAACTCCATGGGATAAGATGTCAAACTGTTACGACTGTCATATGAGCACACAATGTTGTGCTTCTAACTACGATTCTGATTGGGGCACACAAACAATTAACGAACAATCATATGGTGCGGATATTTGCTTTAAAGGATCTTCTGGTTCATATACTAGAAATTACGACTGTTGTTCCGACGTTTATGGATGGTCTGGTGGACCGACTGGTCCGTTTGCGGTTTCTGGTTCCCCAAATGGTGGACAAGCATGTACTCAATGCTCAGGTTGTAGAGGTGGACACTCGTTGTTCCCAGGTGGCGGAGGTCAAGGACACGCAACTGCTTCACCAACTGGTTGTTGGGGTGGATTCGGAGCAGGTGGCTTACTTAAAGTTACATACGCATAATATATTAGGAGATAATAGAAGTGGCTAAAACAATTACATACAAGATTCCTAACGAACGTTATGGTACTGATGATTCTGAGGGCAAAACTGCCTCAGTAGAATACAATGGTCCAGATACATTAGTTTGTTGGGTCATTAATAACGAACCTAAGACTCGAGTTGTAGATTCTTTCGCAAAGGAAGATGTTCCTGACAGACCTACTCCGCAAAACTACACTGCTGTTGAAATCGACGCAACTGCGTCTGACGAAAATGCAGTACGAGTAGCACTAATTTATGGTGGTATACCTGTACAAATGCAACTAGAAGTTGATAATGGTGTTGCTGAAATTCCTAATAAACATATTGCAGATCCAACGGATATTAGAGAAGTATATTCTAAACCAAAAGCAATGGAAGGTTGTATTGATTTAGATACAGGAGTCTGGGCACCTTTGGCATATAGAACTGGTAATATACCTGACAGAACTGACGAAAATCTGCGTCATATTAGAGATGGTTTATTGGATACCTCTGACGGAAAAATGGTATCAGATATGCCCGACGCTCTTGCTGCCGAATGGACAACTTACAGACAGACTCTAAGAGATTTACCAGCATTGACTGCTGCAATTGATAATACTTTTGTTACTTATCCGACTGCTCCAAATGAGATACCTCACTTAACATTGGTAGAAAATACAGGTCATTTAGTAAAGATTGCGGATAGAAGTGTTGATCAACAGGCTGCTGTTGATAATCAAACTCCTGCAAATATTACTTAATATTTCAGAAATAAACAAGAATAATCCCCTTTATAGGGGATTTTTTTTGTATAAACGCTTTACTTTTGGAGCAAAATAGGGTATAATAGTCCTATTATCCCTAAAACTACAAACACATTATATTATGAAAGATATTAAGAAAATAGTCATTCTCGGTGGGGGATCTTCTGGTTGGATGACTGCTGCATCTTTAATTAAAAACTTCCCAGATATGGATATAACTCTAGTCGAATCTAGTGATATACCTACAATCGGTGTCGGGGAATCGACAATCAATTCAATCAATGTATTTTTAAGAGATCTAGGTATTAAGGATTCAGATTGGATGAAACATTGTAATGCAGTGTATAAAACATCAATTGATTTCACTAACTGGGATGGAAAGGGTACACGAATAAGATATCCGTTCGGAGACTCAGAGTTCTTTGATGATTATATTCCTGCAGAATGGTTTACCAAAAAGGCACTTCATGGAGCACCTAATGATGAATTTACTGCATTTGCAATGGGTAGTGACCAAATGATAAGAAAGAACAAACTAACAAAGGAAAATAAAATACGTGGTTGGAACTTTGACTATGATACAGCATATCATATGGATGCTGGTTTGTTCGGGGATTATCTTAAAAATCATTATTGTAAACCAAGAGGAGTAAAGCAAAAACTTGCTAATGTTACTTCAGTTGACGTTGATGATGGAGGTAATGTTGAACGGTTAATATTTTCTTCTCATAGTTGGGACTTCATTGCCGCAGATTTGTATATCGATTGTAGTGGTTTTAAATCTTTACTATTAAACAAAACTCTTGGTGAACCATTTATATCATTCAAAAACAAATTACATAGTGACAGGGCAATTGCTATTCGTATTCCTTATGTAGATAAAGAAATTGAAATGGAACACTCAACTAATGCAACCACATTAAGTTCTGGGTGGGTATGGAATACTCCATTGTGGGATAGAATAGGAACTGGATATGTATACAGTTCAAAGTTTCTAACTCCAGAAGAAGCAGAACATGAGTTTAGAGAATACCTAATTAACGATAGAGATATTCCTCATGATAGAAAAGAAATTGAATCATTACGAGCAAACCATATTGATATTTCTCCAGGAATACACGAAAGAAGTTGGGTGAAAAATGTTGTTGGTATTGGATTGTCAAACGGTTTTATTGAACCTATTGAAGCAACTGGATTAATGCTGACGCATGATACTATATTTTCATTAATTCAAACTCTACAAAGACGTGATTGCAAAGTCAATGGATATGATAAAGATATACACAACCAAACTGTCAGAAAGGGAATGCAGATGTTTACATCATTTATTGCTTTGCATTATGCATTGGCAGGAAGAGATGATACTCCTTATTGGCAATTTGTTACTGAAGACATGGAATATATGGACGACCTTTCTGCAGAATGGGTTGGATTAATTGATTACGTTCCTGAAAAAATAACAAATCGACATGACTGGACTGGAGAGTTGCCAAGAAAAAATGGTGTTTCTTTTATCATGGCAGGAATGGGATATAATCCTATAAGTAAAATGAGTGTTGAAATGTATTATGGTAAGCAGAACATGTATGTTCCAAATACAAGAAGTGCTCGTCTCCAAGAACTGATAGACGAAGAAATAATAATAAACAAAGATTATATAGATTCTCTGCCTTCTCATTATGAGTTTTTAAAAAACACAATATACAAAGAAGGGTAGTTTAAAAGAAATATAAATATTTTTAACAGTATGAATTATATTATTAACACGTGAGGTGAATATGGGTAAGTCCAAAAAGTCGAGTCGTTCAAAGGCATTTTTTATCAATGGTGGAGCAGGTCGAGTACTTTCTTCAATTCCTGCATTAACAAAATACCTAG